TCCTCAATCGACCAGTATACTTACAAAGAAGGAGACAATGTCTTTAGATTAGTAGGGGATATACTACCAAGATATGTTTATTGGATTAAAGGAGAAAACGGTAAAAACATTCCTATGGAGTGTTTAGCTTTCGACAGAAATACAGAAACATTCAACAATAAGGAAACAGACCATGTTAGGTCTTTCTTTCCTGAATTAAAATGTGGTTGGGCATATGCAATTCAAGCTATTGACCCAGCTGATGGCAATGTAAAAGTTGTTAATCTAAAGAAAAAACTAATGGAACAAATCATGGTTGCCGCAGAAGATTTAGGCGACCCAACCGACCCTGAGACTGGGTGGGACGTTTGCTTCCAAAGAGTTAAGACTGGACCTATGGCATTTAATGTCGAGTACAGACTACAAGCACTTAAGTGCAAACCAAGACCTCTAACAGAAGCAGAACAAGAAGCAGTTGCAGAACTACGTTCTATGGACGATGTACTAGCAAGACCTACGCCTGACGCTCAGTTAGAACTTTTACAAAGAGTAACTCAACCTGCTGGTTCAGAAGCACCATCAGAAGTTGACTCAGAATTTAGCATTAGTTAAGGAGAGAAAGATGGATTATTCAATAGGAGACGTATTCCCAGAGTTTACAACAGTAGCATGTGATATTGATAACACGCTTATTGATATAGATGTACTGCAAGAAAACATGTGGACTGTAGTTTATTTTTATCCAAAAGACTTTACATTCATTTGCCCAACAGAAATAGCCGATATGGATAGACTGCTGGGCGATGCTGATTTTTTAGGATTCAGCCCTGACAATGAATTTTGTAAATTAGCTTGGAAAGAAAGCAATGATATTATCAGAAACATTCAACACCCTCTGTGTTGCGATGCTGGTAGTGAACTTGCAAAAGAATTAGGTGTTTATAATCATAAAGAAGGAGTTCCTTACAGAGCTACTTTTATTATTGATGATGAACATGTAATTCAACACTACTCTGTCAATGCACTTGACACAGGTAGAAACGCTGAAGAAATACTAAGAACACTAAATGCTTTGCAAAGTGGTGGACTTACAGGTTGCTCATGGCAGCCAGGAGATGACTTCGTAGCGTGATATTATTTACAGCAGATTGGCACATAAAACTTGGTCAAAAGAATGTTCCTATGGCATGGGCATGTACTAGATATAAGTTATTCTTTGAAGCTATTCATGAACTAGAACAAAGAGACGATATCAGTATGCATGTTATTGGTGGAGATTTATTTGACAGAGTTCCCTCTATGGACGAACTCACTTTATATTTTGATTTTATTAAAGATGTAACTATACCTACTATTATTTATGATGGTAATCATGAAGCAACTAAAAAGTATAAGACATTCTTTAGTAATTTAAAAAGAGCAACATCTGATGTAAACCCTCTAGTTGAGATTGTAGATACAACCACAGAATATATGTGGGGAACTATTTTACCTTATGTAGACTTACATAGAAAAGGTGGAATAGAAAAGTGCAATCCCAACAAACCTTTGTATACGCATGTAAGGGGTGAAATACCTCCTCATGTTACTCCAGAGGTTGACTTGGATAAATTCAATGACTTTCCAGTAGTGTATGCAGGTGACCTACATAGCCACTCTAATACACAGAGAAATATTGTATATCCAGGTAGCCCTATGACTACATCTTTTCACAGAGATGTAGTCAAAACAGGCTATCTTTTAATTGACGAAGCTGATGACTCTTGGGAATGGGAAGAATTTAATTTGCCTCAATTACTGAGAAAGACAGTAGAAGATGAAGATGAAATGATTGCAACAGATTTTCACCATACTATCTATGAGATAGAAGGTGATGTAGCTGACTTAGCAAACATCAAAAACTCAGAGCTTCTTGATAAGAAAGTAGTAAAACGAAGTAGTGAAGCTACACTTAATCTCAAAGACTTGTCAATAGAAGAAGAACTGGTAGAGTACTTAAGTGCAATACTAAACTTAAATGACGATAAAATTAAATCAATTATGGGAGTATTTAATGATTATTCTAAAAAAGCTACGCTGGGATAACTGTTTCAGCTATGGGCAAAATAATACTCTTGACCTTAATGACAGCAACCTCACCCAACTTGTTGGTACAAACGGAATGGGTAAGTCTTCCATTCCGCTTATTATCGAGGAAGTCCTATTCAATAAGAATAGTAAAGGGATAAAAAAGCAAGAGATACAAAATAGATTCGTCAATAATGGCTATGCTATCAATCTTACCTTTCAGGTAGATGAAGACGATTACGAGATAGATGTAACTCGTAAGGCATCAATCAAATGTAAACTGTATAAAAATGGAGAGGATATTTCTTCTCATACTGCTACGAACACCTATAAGACAGTTCAAGAATTACTTGGGCTTGACTTTAAGACTTTCACACAGCTTGTTTATCAGAATACAAACACATCATTACAGTTTCTAACTGCGACAGATACAAACAGAAAAAAGTTTCTCATTGATTTGTTAAAGCTAGAAGAATATGTAGAGTTCTTTGATATATTCAAGGAAGCTGCTAGAGAGATTTCTATAGAGCTTAACAGCCTCAATAGTAAGTCTGATGTTATAGTAAAATGGTTAGAAGAAAATAAATTAGAGAGTATAGACATACTTCCTATCTTAGATTTACCAAAACCATCAGAAACAGACGAGACAACTCTAAGGCAATTACGAAACGATTTTGAAAAGATTTCGGAAAATAATAAAAAAATTATAGATAATAATTTTGTAAGAGAGCAATTAAGTGAGCTGGAAGCTTCAGGTCATTTAGAGCCAGTAGGAGAGGAGATATCCCTTACTGCTATGCTGCAGCAACAAGGAACCTTCGGTTCCAAGGTGGCTGAAGCTCAAGCACATTTGGATAAACTCTCGGAATTACATGGACAATGCCCAACTTGTGAGCAAGAAGTAGACGATGAGAAAGTAGAAGAACTTAATACAATTTACTTCAATCAGAAAACGATTGCGGAAAACGAAACGGAAATACTGAAAGGAAAAATTGCGGAAGCTAAACAACACAATGTAAAAGTGGTGGTGCAAAGGCGACAGCAAGAACAGTACGAAGATTACATTCGAGATTTGGACGGCAGTCTACCTTCTACAATTTTAGACGGTGACGAAATATCCTCCTCGATTGACGAACTTTCTTCAAAGTTGAGAAATATACATAGTGAGATAGATAGAATAAGTGAGGAGAATATGAAGGCGGAACGCCATAATACTCGCGTATCTATTATTCAAGAACAATCGGAGGGTATGGAATCTCAACTCGAAGAACTCGTCGCAGCTTTAGGTAAGGTAGAAGAACAGTCTGCACACTTAGAGATATTAAAGAAAGCCTTTAGTACAAACGGACTACTCGCCTACAAAATCGAGAATCTTGTAAAAGATTTGGAAGATTTGACAAATGAGTACTTATCTGAACTATCTGATGGTAGATTCAGTCTTGAGTTTGTTGTTACAAATGATAAACTCAATGTCGAAATAACTGACAATGCGAAAGTAGTAGACATACTTGCATTGTCCTCTGGTGAACTTGCAAGAGTTAACACCGCAACGCTACTAGCAATACGAAAACTAATGAGTAGTATTTCTAGTTCAAGGATTAATACACTCTTCTTAGATGAAGTAATCAATGTATTAGATGAGCAGGGTAGAGAAAAGATAGTAGAAATACTATTGAATGAAGAACTAAATACTTACATAGTATCACATGGTTGGACTCACCCATTACTTGCTAAGATTGAAGTAGTAAAGGAAGAAAATATTAGTCATTTGGAATAATATGGTTCATAAAGAAGGCGATACCTTTTGGTATCATGAGTGTCCGCACTCAAATAAAAAAGTCTACTTGCCTGTAGGAATGAAGTGCCCTGACTGTGTGTTAGAGAGTATGAGTTCTACAGAAAAAGCAAGAGTACAACAACAAAGATATTTAAACGAAATCGAAGGAAATGATTAATTGGTAAACGCAAGACAGAAAGGAACTAAAGCTGAGAAAGAAGTAGCAGCAATGCTCAAAAGGCATACGAACCTTGATTTTATACAGACACCTGGAAGTGGTAGTGGTAAAATTAAAGGCGATTTGTATGTCGAAAACAAACATAACCTATTCCTTATAGAAGTCAAACACTATAAGGATATGGGTTTCACTCATAAGATATTTACCCAAAAGAGTAATAATCTTGTGACTTGGTGGAACAAAGCAATATTACAGGCTCAGCAAATGAAACAAGAGCCTATTATATTGATGAAACAGAATTACTCAAATTGGTTTGTAGTTACTACACGCAAACCAATAAAAGAAAAAAGATATATGTACATAAACTGGCTCGGTGCATATATAATGAACGCAGAAAAGTGGCTAGAAAACGAAAAATTGGAA